ATGCAACAACACACTCTTGGAGATTATTAAGAAGTGCTGAGGAAGTTGAAAACAACGACCTTACAGCAGCTTATTGTTCTCTAGAAGTTGTTCAGAACTTGTCCGAATTTGTCGGATCTGGAACATAGGAGCATATAATGGCAATATCAAGAGCACAACTCGTTAAAGAGTTAGAGCCAGGCCTGAATGCACTATTCGGTCTGGAGTACAAACAGTATGAAAATCAGCACGCTGAAATTTATACAACAGAATCATCTGACAGAGCTTTCGAAGAGGAAGTAATGTTAAGTGGTTTTGCAAACGCAAACGTTAAAGTGGAAGGATCTGGTATTTCTTACGATGAAGCACAAGAAACTTACACTGCACGTTACACACACGACACAATTGCTTTAGCTTTTTCAATCACTGAAGAAGCGATTGAAGATAATTTGTATGACAGACTTGCGTCTAGATATACAAAAGCTTTAGCAAGATCTATGTCTAATGCGAAACAAGTAAAAGCAGTAACACCTTTGATTCAAGGTCTTCCTTCAACGGATAATTTTGATTCTGGTGATGCTGTATCTTTGTTCTCAACTAATCACTCAACGGTTAGTGGAACAGCAGTTAAAAATACTTTAACAACGCAAGCAGACTTAAACGAAACATCATTAGAGCAAGCATTGATTGACATTGCTGGCATGACGGATGAACGTGGAATAAGAGTCGCAGCAAGAGGAATGAAAATGGTCATTCCTTCAGCTAATCAGTTCAATGCTGAGAGATTGATGAAATCTCCAGGCAGAACTGGAACAGCAGATAATGATATCAACGCTGTAGCATCAATGGGAATGGTTCCTCAAGGTTATAGAGTGAACAATTTCTTAACTGATACAGATAGTTGGTACATCATTACTGATGTCCCTAACGGTATGAAAATGTTCCAAAGAGCAGCTTTAAAAACTGCTATGGAAGGTGATTTCGATACTGGCAACGTTAGATACAAAGCTAGAGAAAGATACTCGTTTGGAGTATCCGACTATAGAGGTATCTTCGGTGTAGAGGGTGCGTAATCCAAAATAAATTTGTGGCGGAACATAGTTCCGCCACATTTTGCAAATAAGGTAAGAAATGCTTAAAAAATTCCTAGTACAGATATGGGCTTACGATTATCACGCTAAATTTGAAGTTTTAGCGGAGGATAATCCTAAATCTATTGAACAATCTATCCTTGACAAATTAGGAGAAAAGAGTATAAAGTGGGAATCAACGGGAATGTTTAGAGACACTCCCCGTAGAATAACCTATGAGGAGGTTAGTAATGACCGAAGACCTATACAAACAAAAGAGGTCCTTGGAGTTAGGGTGGCAGTATGAGTATAATCAACACGGAAAATATACTCTTAATATGGTCGANATTGATGAGAANATTAGAAGTATCATCACTCAGATCAAAGCTGAAGAATTTAAAGTTGCTGATAGAGAAAACAAAATCAGTGATTCAGCTGCCCAAGTTTCTGTGGCAACTTAGATAAACGCCACATCGCTGAAAACGTACTTTTATGCAGGGATCCCTTGCACTCTACTCAAATTTCATATATATTTTATTCACTATACAAATTTTAAAAAAACTTAAATGTAGACGCGTATAGTCGACATCCCCTAGGGACTACATTTAAATATTCTAGGAGGAATATTATGGCAAACACAACATTTACTGGATCAGTACGATCTGAGAACAATTTTAAAGTTATCAGTAAAGCTGCATCCACAGGACTAGTCTCTGATCGAACGATCGGTGACGGATTGAAAGACTCTCGAAGATATTATCTTGATGAGTATTTTAATCAACTTCCTGCTATTAACGCTTACCTACAAGGCTCAGAAACAAAAGACTGGGGTAGCATAGCGGACGGCAATGAAGCAACAGAAGACTTAACAGTTACAGGTGCAGCACTAGGAGACTATGCGGTAGCAACAATGAGTATTGATGTTACAGACTTAACTATAACGGCATCAGTAACAGCATCAAACGTAGTTACAGTTGTTTTAGGAAACTTTACAGGTGGTGCGATAGATCTTGGATCTGGAACATTAACAGTTAAAGTTTTTAAAGCTGGTTCAACAGGAGTAGGTAAAAACGTTAACTTTGAAGTTTTGGGAACTAACATGACAACAGCACTAGCTACTAGAAATGCTACTGTTGCAGCAGTTACGCTGACAACAGCAGGTGCTGACCAAGACCAAGCAATTTTGGCTCCACACTTAGACAGTGGACAAACAGCTTGGACAGGTGTTGTTTGGGGTACTGAAAATCAAGTTGCGTGGGAAGGTCTAGTTCGAACAAGTTCGGCTATCGACAACCAAAAAATTTGGGCTGGTTTAAAACTGACTAATGATCAACTGCCTCAAACGGATGCAGATCAGGCGTATTTTTATTTTTCAACTGATGCAACGAATGGGCAAGTATTTTCAACTTATTCACCATTGTATTTTATTCATTCTAATAATGGCACTGACTATCTAACTAACTTAGGTATCACAGTGGCGGCAGATACAAATTATCATTTAAAAATTTCGATTGATAGTGATAGAAAACCATCTGTTTTTGTGAATGGTAGACAATACAGTGTAACAACAAGTGCAATAACGGCTTTTGATGGCACAACTTCAGTTACTGGAACAACTCAGGCAACTATTGCAGCGAGTTATTCAGCTGGTAATGCTAACACTCAAAAGGGTGCAGCGTTGAAAAACGACATTAATTTAATTCCTTACGTAGGGATTGAAGCTGGCGACGGCGCGGCAGCAGCAGTAAACGTTAGTTATAGTACAATTAGCAGACTACTGTTTGAATAATAAATAAATTAACTCTTTGGGTGGAGTGTAATGACTCCACCCCTAGATAAAGGAGATAAAAAATGGCAGATGTAGTATTAAATCAAACAATTTTTGATGGTGATAAAAAATTAATAACACACTATAATAACGTTTCAGACAGCTCAGGTGGAACAACAACTATTGTTGATGTTTCAGCATTAGGAACAAGTCCAAGTGGAGATACTTGTACTAGAGTAAGATTAAATAAACTTTGGTATAGTGCTTCAATGACGGCTAAAGTAGATTCACTTAGACTACTTTGGGATGCAACAACCGATGCAACTTTTTTAACTTTAGAACAAAGTGGTTATTTTGATTATAGTTCTATAGGTGGAGTAAAAAACAACGAAGCTTCAGGTGTAACAGGAGATGTTAAAGCAACTCTACCAGCTTGTACTAGCGGAGACTCTGCTACTATTACTTGCGAGTGGATTAAAGTATACTAGGGAGGTAACTTATGGCCAACACAACATCTGGCACAGTTACTTTTGACAAAACTTTTGCTGTTGATGAAATTATAGCAGAAGCATACGAACGTATAGGTTCACAAGTAACTTCTGGATATCAACTAAAAACGGCGAGACGTTCTTTAAATGTAATGTTTCAAGAATGGGGCAATAGAGGTTTGCACTACTGGGAAGTAGGCGATACCAATATTGATCTTATTGAAGGNCAAGCAGAATATACTTTTTATAGAGCATCAGGTGATGGAACAAGTTCTACTACAGCAGGCGGAACAACAGGAACATCNACNTATGGTTTGGCTGATGTTTTAGAAGCTACTCTTAGATCCGATAGAGGAGATACAGATCAAGCTGATTCCTCACTTACAAAAACAGATCGAGCAACCTTTTCAAGTTTAGCTAATAAATTATCAAAAGGAACACCTTCTAGATATTTTGTTCAAAGACTTGTTGATAAAACAACGGTCACTCTTTACCCGACACCTGATTCATCTAATGCATCAAAAGAAATTCACATTTTCTTTGTAAAAAGAATTCACGATGCTGATGCAACTTATACCGATGCAACAGACGTACCATATAGATTCGTACCTTGTATGGCATCTGGTTTAGCATTTTATTTAGCACAAAAATTTAATCCACAGGCAGCTCAACAAATGAAATTATATTATGAAGATGAGTTAGCTAGAGCATTATCAGAAGATGGNTCTTCTACTAGTGTTCACATAACACCGAAAGTTTATTACCCAGGAACATAATGACAAAATACGCAAAAGCAATATCAGATAGATCAGGAATGGAATTTCCGTACAATGAAATGGTTAAAGAATGGAATGGTATGTTTGTACATAAATCAGAATTTGAAGCTAAACATCCTCAATTAGAACCAAGAGGATATGCAGGGGGAGAACGAGGTTTATTAAATGCAAGACCGGATAGAACTGAAAATGAAGTAATTGCAATTTTAGGACCAGATCCTTTTTCTACTATTTCAGCTTCATCTGGAATTATAAATGTATTTGAAAAAGGTCATGGTAGATCAACAAGTGATACAGTTAGATTTAGAGGAGCACCTTCTACTTCTGCATCTTTTAGTGATCCAAATAGTTTTGATGGTATTACAGGATCTAATATTGCATATTCTTCTGGCTACTCGATCACCGTAGGCAAACGAGACTCTAGTGGTGATGTAACACAGACGGATGACTACTATTACTTTACTGTCAATACAGATACTGCTACAAGTGGAGGAGTATCAGGAGGGGGAGAGAATTGTTCGGCAGGTCC